CTACAGGTCGTAGTTGACACGGCATGTTAAAGTCCGTGGGTTCTAGTTCCCAGTAGTTGTATTCATCTGCTCCATCACCCGCTACACGAACGGTTACAGGCTCAGTAGTGAACTGATGTACAAGTGAGAATAATTTACCTAGTAGTGGGATGAGTGCTGTCTCTTCAATGTGTTTGTGTACCGTACTTAGACGATTACCACCCGCATCTCTTACCGCTGCTACTTCTGTTGCTGTGACACGCTCACCGCTACGTTGTTGGTTAGATGAGATATAGTTCCCCGTACCGAATGACTTGTCTACGGTTTGTTCTAGTAATCCTGCTTCTTGGTAGGTTACTGCCCACGACTGAGACTGTGATGCTAGTGGTTGTAGGTCGTTGTGATCTCCTACCATGAACACTCTTCCAGGTTCTGTGTACACCTCGTCAGGTTGTAGTACACCATCGCTCTTCAGAGTCCACATGTTGTTGATGGCTAACTCAAGGTTGTCTAGACGTTGGTTAGTGATGATATCTAATTGATGTAGTAGACCAAGTACAGGTTGAATACCACCGAACCCATACGGGGAATGTCCCGTCATAGAGTAGGTACCAATGATGAACGGCTTACCACACCAGAACGGTGAAGGCTCATACCCAATGACCTCTCCATTCATTAGCGTGACTATCATGTTGCACTCACAATCACCCGTCTCTTCATCGTACACATCACCCCAGTACTCGATGAGTTCTACCATTTCAGTAGGAGACCACGAGTTAACATTGAGTCCCTCGAATGTAGTGACCTGGTTAGCGCGGCTACCCGATGAGTCGAACCCACTGTTAGAGTTACACTGTAAGTTAACGATGTCCTTAGGTGAAACATTGTACGTCCCGTCTTTAGCGAGGGTAATCAATTCACCTTTACTCTTAGTCAACTTACGTATGAATGCTCCTTTGTTAGGGTCATGACATTCAGGGTCTACATAACAGTCGAACACATCTAACACTTCCATACTCGGTGCATCGTACACGTTGTACATGTATTTAGCGGGGGTATATAAGGTAGTCTCACCGTCTTCGATAGCTTCTTGCTTATAACGTTCCTCTGTCTCTGTACGCCAAGGTAGTGCGATAACACTTGTGCCTGTGACAACTAATTGACGTAGGAACACTGCGTAACTCGATTTGAACCCTGACTCATCTAACTTATTGGTGATGTGACGTTTAATTAGCCGCGCTAACTTTAGGTTGTCATCATCATGTGGTGCTGTAGGTTCCACACCGAACCACTCTCTATTAGGGAAGGTAGCCGCCATGAGATAACCCACGATGGTCTCAACTGCTTCGTAGGCTTTAGCTCCGGTAAGGTGGTGTCGCCACTGTGTCTCTACGTCTCCCACTCGTTTAATGATGGATGACTGGATGTTACTCTCAGCGTTAGGAGTGTTCAGGTATTTGGCCCAACACTCTAGCCACGATTCTTCTACTTCTTCACGAGCCATACGGAATAGCTCTAACTTGTTGTTGACGTAACCCGCGATGTCTTCCTTATGCACGTACTCCACCCCATTTACTATTGATACTTCTACGAGGAGTTGAGGCAGATACACTACCCTTACGTCTAGTTGGAGCGGCTACTTCTGCTATGGATGCCAGTGCGTCTAATATGTCATCATGCCTACACTTCGGGAATGTGGTTAATTCGTTCCGAAATTCCATGTTATTCGATAACAAGGCCGATGCGTACAACATACCGTTATCCATTAGCGGTTGTAACCAGGCTTCGATGCGTGCTTTCTTGTGTAGTCGTGCGGGTGGTCGGTAGTCACGTATACCGATGAGTTTACCGTTACGTTTCATGTATTCTCGGATGACGTGCTCATACAACTTGAACCCGCTAACCATTTCTACTGTCACGTAGTTAATACCCCACTTCTCACACAGAGCGAACAACCTGTCACACACTTCAGTTGGTGAGTAACGTCCGTTGTCTATGTCTAGCACCACTAACTCTTTGTTCTCACTGTATCCTGCTACCGCTAGTACGGTGAAGTCGCTTGTACTTCCTGTAGTTGCTGCTGGGTCGATGAATAGTATTGGTTTGATACGTCTAGTAGGTTCACCAGAGCGTACTATTTCCCATTCACCACTAGGAGAGTGATGTATATTGGTAGCGCTAATCCATTTAACAGAGTCTACACTGAACGTAGCGTCACCCGATGCAATAATGGTGTTTAGGTACTGTGATGCGAACCGTTGTGCGCTGTTAATGCGACGTTGTATCTGCTCGATGGTAGACTTGTTGAACTTCTCTGGCCATAAGTAGCCCATTGTGTCATCTACACCATTCTTGTAGATGTTACGTATGAACTTATTGATGCCAAGTACTATTTCCTCCTCCATGAGATAATGGTAATAATCCCATTCGTAATAGCGGGTACCAAGTATGACTGCTTCATCTCCCACATAGTCTGTTAGCACCGTTGTAGGTGTAACGTTGAAGTCGATACGTTGTCTAGGATCTAGTACACTCTCTAAGTCACGAGTCCAGTCGATGATGTTCTCACTCTTATCTTCTGTGGATGAGTTGTCAAAGTCTACAATGTCATCAAGGATGAGTAAATCGTAATGGTCTCCTGTCACGGTTGTACCTACGGACACAATCATCACAGTAGGTTCCTTCAAGATGTCAGTGCGTAGTACTTGTAAGGCTTCCATGGACCATATAAGTTTACTGTCATCTGCGTAGTTCTCATTACCGTCCTCAAAGTCACCGTTGTTACGTAGGCTATTACGTTTACGTCTATCTGATGCACTTAGCGCGGGTACTAGTGGTCCTTCAACGTGGGGTCTACAGTTCCATACACGTTTCTGTAAGGTACCATTCTCGAAGTATTGACGTAGCTCACGGATGAACGCCCGTCCTAGTCGCTTGATGTTGGTCCCTACTAGAATACGGATGTTAGGGTTACGGTAGATACGCCATAGTGTGTACAAGACACTACTCACGGTGGACTTCAGATGCCCTCGTGGCATGAGTACGAGTCTACGTCGATTCTCGTGGTGCTCTACTTGCTGTGGTGTAGTCAAGAACTCCGCTAACTCATGATGCACCTTACCGAATTTAGTACGTCCACCCTTGAAATTGATAATGTCCGCAAAGGACCAAATGTCGTTGTACGCTACGATGAGTTGTTTCTGTGTTAGCGGTGGTAAGTTCATGTAATTAACCTCGGGAACCAGTTTCTAAGATGATCATTTGCATTTCCCAGTCAATCGTAGTAGCAGCAAGACCAGTGACGGTCAGTGCGATGTATGCATTAGACGTAGTAGTAGCAGGTACGATGGTGAACGTGTAACCATTAGCGCCACCAAGGGTAAGTACTGGCACCTTAGGAGCAACAGCACCACTAGGAGCAGCTACAGCACCCGCTAGTTCAACACCCGGAGCACCAATCTGAGTGATGACACCCGTAGTGGATACACGGAATACGTGCTGACTGTAGGTAGTGAGAGTAGTACCGTTACTGTAATGAGCAATACCCGTTAGTTTAATGAGTACGGAACTGTCAGCCGAAGGTACAATACGCCGTGAGGGTTGTGCGTCGATGAACAACTCAGTAGGAGTCGCGTTAGTGGTACGACCACGGTAATACGCTCGTAATTCCTCTTGACGTTGATTCTGAGGTTCACGAATGGAAGTGAGAATAGATGAGAATCGCATGTGTTTACATTCCTTGTAGTGGTGTATACGCGCTCATGAGTCCACGACGTTTCTTGCGTGTGGTATTAGCGCTGGTAACTGTGTCTACCTTACGTCTATTGAGGTTCATTCCCTCTCTAGCCATAACGGTTTCCTTGTCTGTTTGTGCAGTCTGTAACTTAGCTGCTTGCTCTTGCTTATCCGAGGCTTCCTTCATGAGGATTCCTTGTGCTTCCTGAGCTTGTTGTTGTTTAGCGAGGGTATCCCGCGTTACTCCGAGTACTTCATCGTATGATTGCTTCTGACGTGCTAGCTCTTGAGTCATCAGGGTGTTACGTTCCCCTAATGCCTTCTCTGCGGCTACACGTTGTGCATCGTATCGTTGCTGTACTGATTCGTTCTGTTTCTGTAGCTCCATGATCTGTGCGTCATAGGCTTGCTGCTTCATCGCGAGTTCTTCCTTGGTAGGTCCAACATAACTTGGTCCTTGTGATCCACCACCTCCCATGTTACTTACCCCCCTTCTTACCTAGTTTCTTAACTCCTATCTTACCTTTGAGGTTTGACTGTCCGACCAACTTGGGGATTCTTCCGTTTGACAACTTGGATGCTGTTTTGATTTTGTTCTTCATGTTGCTCCTGTTCCATTACTTCTACTGAGGATGACGTTGTGGTGTAACTTGCCATGGATACCCGCGCTAACTCCATGAGTTGCTCGTTAATTTCCGCTGGTGTAGGTGTGTTGTGGTCTGCTGTGAGTCGTAATGACTTAGCGTCCATTGTGTTCATACGTGGTGTGCTCCTGCGAGGATGCCCTGTAAGGCGTGGGCGTTGTGTGTAGGTCAGAATGTACCCGTCTGTGGGTAGAGGGGTCTTCACGGGGCGGATATTGGCCTCTGAGAGGACGTTAACGAATTAGCGGGGGTAAGGCTTGTTGTCGTGGTACGTCTCTGTCGAGTAACCGTCGTACAAGTGAGTTAGTTTCCTTGATGTCGTCACGGATATCCGCGAGTGATTCCTTGGTAGTGGATGTACTAGCTTCATAACGTGCTCGCAACTCAATGACTTGACCCTGTAAGTTGAAGAACGTGGCACATGATAGTACGACGAACGAGATGAACGGTGCTACTTTGATGAACTCTCCTACTATCCCATTGTCGTTGGTGGTCTCCTTCTCGATAACTGTGTGTTCGCGTGTATCTGCCATAATAGTACTGTGTGTGTGTAGTTGTGTTGAGGTGTACCCTTGTCTCTGGGTAGCTGACATCTAGGGACGTCATCTACTACGAGACGTAGAGGTAGATTAGCGGGGGTATGTAGTGTACCGCTCATGTACATCTACTGTGTAGTGATTATTCTACTGTGCAACGGTTAAGTGTGTGACTCATGGAAGCCCCTATTAGTGTAATACTACTCATAGTATTCTAGTGTAAGTATAGTACTAGTGTAAGTATAGTACTAGTGTAAGTATAGTACTAGTATAGTTACTACTACTCTACTCTTAAGAGAAGATATATAGTAATCTAACGCGCATACACACGCACGTATTGAGGTAGTTAGTCTTGGTGTAGTAGTTGTACGGTTTACACTACCACAATTAGGGGTTGACTTTATGGGTTATATGTATTATACTATTGGGATAAAGCGAACCAACCGAAGGGACGGAGTACAACACTCGTACTTCACTTACACACGGTGAACGTTACAAGCACTACACCAAGACACAGTACATACAGGACTACCTAGCCTTCAGGCGACGGGAGTACTCTACACTCTAAGTGAACGCAGTGAAGCCCCCAAGGGCGAGAACGAAGTGAACACTCTTACTCCTACTCCGTAACGAGTATCTAGGGACACTCGTCACTACTACTCCACGGAGGATGACCTACAAGGCACGTTACACCAAGACAGGGTACATTCTAGCACGGTACACCACTAACACACGCTACAGAGGCACACAGACACCTTAGAGAGTACAGTAGAGTACATGACACACCACCACCACACTACTACACCACCACTTACCCCCGCTAAATCCATTACACACAGTAGAGTTACACGGATGACGTCTCCCTAGAGACTCATTCGTTGTACACCACTAGTGGAACAGGTAACTCTTATATGACCTAGTAGAGTACAGTGAAGACAAACCCACCCTTACTACGTGAAGACAAACCCACCCTTTCTATATTAACACATACACTACATCGTCCCCCCTAATACACATGAGCATACACATGAGCATACACATGAGCACACACATGAGCATACACATGAGCACACACATGAGCACACACTACGAC